GACTGCCCATATCATAAGCTGGTATTGCATGGTATTTACCTGCAAACTCAAGATAAGGAAAGTACGTATCTTTGAGGTCTTCCTGTTGTGCTTCAATCGTATACACTAGGTATAGTTTGTAGCCTCTCTCCTCTGATTGTTCAGGCTGAAGTTCTTTTTTCACTACTGCTGGGTAGTTCTGTCTTATTGCCCAAACCTTTTCTCCTGTGGCAAAATCTTCAGAGATGCACTGATCTGGTAGTAGTGCATTCCGTCTGCCTTCGTAGTCTGTGTGTGCTATTTTTTGTGGGACTCCTATTCTTTCTATGATTCCCTTTACAAAAGCAGGGGATCGATACAGTGACTTAGCAATGTCTGCTACTGTTTCGCCATCTAAATATCCTGCTACTGCTTGTTTAACTTCTTGTTTAGTTGCTGCTTTCCCTTTGTTCTGAGCCTTTCTTCTAGCACGAAACTCCATAGTCTCGTGAAACTCTGATATGATATTACCTAATCTAGTTGTGTTGTAAGCAATGTTTAGTATACCACATGCTTCTTTCTTTGTTATAGGTTTGCTACCATCAGTAGGGTTTAATAACTCAATTACCTTGGTTATATTCGCTTGTGTAAGATTTTCGTGTTTCTTCTTTCTCATCTATTTTTGACCCCATCAAAATTATTCCATAATGCAGAATCTTTAATAAGTCCTGCTCGTTTCTTCCTTCTTTCTTTCCATAGCGTTGGGCATACTTTATGATATTTCCTAAGCAAAAGCCTTCGCCATGACCAGCGTCGAAGATGAACTCCGTTGACTGGATTTTATTCATACTATAGTGTTGGTCGTATGTTCCCAATATATGATTACGCAGTTTGTTTAAAACTACATCTTCATTAAATTTATACTTGTCTACTTTATAATCACTCATTTATTCACCGTAAAAAAGCCTACTTGTACAAGTCTGCCTGTTGTTTTATCGTGTCCAAAACCTGCACAGAATGGAGCATGCCAATAATGTGCTGGATATAAGACGCATCTGTTATATAGATTGCCAACATAAGTGTGCATTAAGAATTCTCCATCCTCTTTCCACATTTGTTTGAACATACCTTTACCTTTGCTAAGTTCATCATTCTTGTAAACTTTACCAGTTTGGTTGGATTGAAATAACCCTGTACCTTTCTGAACATCTGCATTAGGACTTAGATATACTACTGCTGCGTAGGCTTGACCTTTCATATCTTCACTAGTGTTCTCTAAAAATCCTGAACAGTCATGATGTACCCAGTTCCAATCTGCATCTCCTTTGTCTGATAAAGTAAATGCGGCGTTGCTGTTGTTTCTAGGAAAGTACTGCATCTTTGCATTGAGCATGTTCTCCCACTGATTTCTACAATACACAAAGTTCTCATTGTTAAATGAGGACATAGTGCGACGACCTGGAAACATAGTCTTACGTTCTCTACGTCCTGGTCTAAAAAACATGGACAAAGCTCGTTCTCGAACTTCATCCACATTGGGGTAAAAATCGTCCTTTATTACTATCACTTACTTAATTCATCAAGTACGTCAAGTCCACCTTCAATCTTCGCCAAGTATTCTCTTTTAGAAGATAACTGTCCTTTTAGAACTGCTATTTCTTCTTCAGCTGTTACTCTTTGTGTATTTAGGTTTTGACGCAACATATCTCTATGCTCCATAGTACTTACGGGTTCTTTCTTAATACCTAGTAGGACATCAAGAGGTGTGTCTTTTGCCATGTTTTCTAACTCCATTTCCTAAATGAACATCTTGTCCATTTGATTTTCTCATTACAATCGGTCTAAACCATCTGCTCTTTGCTAGATGTTTATTGATTGCTTCTTGCTGTTCTTCTTCTGTTGTTCCATCGTTAAAGGTAAATGTATACCCTTTATGCTCCACTTTTATCATGTTGCTGTTATCCTTTTCTCATAGTCAGCGTAGTCTTCGCTCCACCAATGAGGCTTGTCTCTGTGAGACCATGCGGCGAACGTAGCTTTGTCTAGATGATAGTAGTCACGATAGCTCTGTATAGGGTTATCATAATCTTTCAAGTCATCTGGCATTGCTAGTCCAAATTCTGTGAATCCTAGTCTGGGCATATTCTTTGGCTCAGGTAGTTTATTTACTACTTCCACTATGGATTTGTGTTGTTTACCATAACGATAGTGGTACTCATCATTCAATGCGTTAGCATAACAATGAGTCCACTCAAAGTTATCCAAGCTCGACCTAACCCATATCGTACACGGATGATTATACATCATTGGTAAGTAGGGCGTGAGCGGTCGCTGGTCAAGCGGTAGGTGCTTAATCTTGGCTTTCTCACTATTTAGTACCTCACGTTCGTCCTTGTCAAGCGCACGGGGTACAAAACCTAGTTTGGCATCAATCCATATCGCAGTACATAAGAGTTGTGCTGCCTCGAGAGGCATCTTTACTATGTGCTTGTCGACATGATACTCTGCGCATTTGTCTAGGTCTTCATCTAAATAAAATAAATTCATTACGCTATCCAGCACTTATAATGTGGGCACTCGCCATTCTCTGGCTGTACTTTTGCTCCACAATGTTCGCACTCTCCGTAATGGAATATGTCAAACTCTTTTGTTTCTGAGTTCCACATATTGACTGTTTTTTGTTCGTTGTATTCTGTATTTTTCATATGTATATTATACTAAAATTATAACCATATGTCAAGTATTATTTTGTGATTTCTTACAGTATGGACATTTAGTGCCAATGGGTGCATAAACTATATCACGCACCCACTCGCAGTAGTGTTTCCACATTGTCTCCATGGTTTACTTGCTATTGATTTTGTCCTTGGCTGTACCAGCATAAAGACCAAACCAGGCCGCACCTGCGCCAACAACGATACTAATCAAACCTGATTGTTCCATTGAAGGTTCTGGTAATTCCATAAACCATATTGTACATTTATAGAGTAGTACAATGTATACTGTTAGAAATAAACGAGGGAAGATTCTCCAAGCGTCTATCATTGAAGATAGCCAAATCCAGCGTTGCCACGGATTCTCAGGTTCTTTATCGTTTTCTAACTTTAATATTTCAGCTTTCAGATTACTGTTTTCAGTAACGAGTTCCATAAACTTATTAAGGTCTATTTCTACTTCATTCCTTGACATATCCCCTGAAAACTGATTACTTGGTTCTGCCATATTGTTCTCCTACGGCTTCCAATCATACCAATCATTTCTTATGTAAGGTTTGTTTCCTCTTTCAGTGAAGTGAAAACTAATCGATATTCTTGGACTCAGGGTTTCTACCCTATGATATTGCCCTTTCGGAATGTAAAGTAAATCACCTTCGTCAAGAACAAAACTTTCTTTCAAAGTAGCACTTTGAGGACTGTACATCATACCTTTATGGTAAAACTCATTGTAAATAAACCATCTTATTTTTCCTCGAACATGGAAAAGAAAGTTGTCTGTAGAGTCGGCGTGTATTGGAAATACTTTTGCATCTTCTCTTTTACTACAGTATATGTTTGCTTGTCCGCCACCATAGTGCTTTTCAAATTCTTGGCACTGTCTCCATAAATTTTTGTTTAAAAACTCACTGAGTGTCAGTATAAAACTGTGTCCTTCGTTCCAAAGCCTAAACATTTCTTCTCTAGTTCTAGGTTTTGGGTCTTTTTTCTTGCACCATCTTCCCTTGTTATCTACAATTTGTAATTGATTTAGTCTGTCCCATTGTCCAATTTTGTATTGATTTAAATAGTTATCAAATTCTTTCCAACTAAAATAATCATGAAACTTGTTTTCTTCGGACTTAATTATAAAATGTCTTTTGCCCTTATACTGCTCGTAAAATCGGTCAACACCCACTGGGCCTAGTAGCTCTTTAAAATTCAAGACTATTTACCTCATCTACTAATTCCCACCAATAATCTGATACATCTGGTCGCATGTGAGTTGCTTTTGCACTCATCAAATATGAACTATGCCATGGTTGATAACTCAAAGCTGTAAGATGTAATTGGAATATTTGGTCTAAGTCATACCTAGGTAGTTTACCATCATTACTTAGTATGCCATCTGTTATATCTCCATCAAAGCAATTCCATCTAGAATCTAGTCTTACTACTGCTTCATTTTGCATAGGTTTGTCTTTGTCTTCATACTTCTTTACTCTTTCTGCAAAAACCCATTTGAATCCACACTTCTTCTCATAGTAATCATGTGCTTCTTCCCAAGTAAAAAACTCATTTGTTTTTGAGCAATCCATCAATAGCATACTATCACAGTATCCTCCATGTCCATTAAACTTAGTGTCCCATACCATACCAAAAGGTTTACCATATAGATTTATATTATAAAAATCTTCTATGTCTCTAAAGTTAATCATATCCATATCCATATAGATTGCTTTTCCTTTAAATCCCATAAGTTTTGGGATAACATATCTTAATCCTGTGAATGGAGTACCCCAACCCATAGCAGATACCCCAGGAAACATACTAGCTCTCAGAAAGGTTATGTCTAGTTTAGCTGCTGAGTTCTTCTGTAGAGTGTATGCTAGTATCTTTTCTTGTATTTTGTCACATTTATGGTCACTAGCACCTATAAATATAGGTATTCCTGGTTTTAATGTTTTAGACCTTTTAGGTGCTACTTTTAATTGTGTTATTTCTCTTTGAAATATTCGTTTCTGCTTCTCATGTGCATCAGAATAACTTGAACCATTGTTGTTCCAGTCTGAACCTACTAATGTAGGGTCTGTATTTGGTGTCATTTTTCCAGTACCTCCGTCTGGTGGACAAGGTTTCCCCATGCCTGTAACAACCCCTGTTAAATCATTGGTAGGGTGCATATTGTTATTAAACTGTACTAGAGGGTCTTGTGCAGTTTCACCATGAGTTTCTAACTGTACTTCTTGAGGTCCATTTGGTTTGTAGTTCTTCCAATCTTCATTACTTATCATTGAAGGGTCTGCTGTGCCTGGCTTGTCTACTGTTATATACATTGTACCTAATTGGACATAGTTTCTCCAATCTCCATTATTTATTAGCACAGGGTCTGTGTTTGGCACTTTATCTTCTGTTAGTCCAGCACCTCCAGGGTGTTCTGGTATATTAACTATATCATCTTTCATTTATATAATACCTCTATAAACATATTACCTTCTTGTGGGTAGACCAGACTACATCCCATGTTTCCTACTACACTATATTCGGTATCTACTAAATCCTGATTCCATATCTTTTTCTCGTGCCAAAAATCATTTGTCCAAGAAGGGGTAGCATACACTTTATCTATTTCTCCATATAAAAAGTCAGGTGTTTTTTTGTATGCGCCGAGCGAAAGGTTATCTCCTATAGATATATAAATCGCTTTTCTTGATAGTGCTTGGTGGAATCCGTTTTGAGTAAAACGAATAAGAGTTATTTTAAAAGGAGTCTCATATCCTTTATGCTTTACTGATATATCTAATTCTTTTATAATTTTTTGACAATGAGCTTTCCACTCGGGATGAGTGTGATTATATCTTCCTTTTTTATAGAACAGTATCGCATCGCAGAAAGGTGCAGTCCAATCGCTGCTCCAAACATTTCTACTTGCTACTGATTTTATCGTTGATGTTGTTAAGTGCATTTTCTAATTTAATAATTCTTTCTTCTAATTCTTCATTCCAATCTTCTAACTCCCAGAATCTGTCTTGTGCAGGTTGGTTTTTATCAAACCACTTTGAAGAGGAGTCTAACTCTTTTCTCCAAAACAACATTCTAATAAAGTCAAACATTATGACGCTGGAAGAATATGGTGTGGTAAATTTAACAGTCTTTCGCTCTGACCTTCTCCTAAGATGTGTAAAAATTCATCTACTGCTGCATTATATTTTGAAGGTATAGTAAGCTGTATAATTACTCTTTTATGATTACCTATATTTCTATCGGACAAGTACTGTCTTCCATCTAGTTTTCCTACTAAACAGTTCCAACACTTTTGTCCTGTATACTTAGAGTCCCTATATTTATAGTGTTTACCTTCTGATACATAGTTCGTTACACCAGTTCCTGAGTTCCATATAAATCTAACAAAGTTCACTGGTTTGTTTTTTCCACTATGCCATGGAGTCCATCCATGATATTCTGGTTGTATTTCCCAAGTATCTAGTTCCCACGCTTGATTATTCGTTGTATTTCTTAACCAATGTAAAAAACTATACTTCAAAGAGCAAGGAGTTCTTTGGTTAAAATCTTTTATACCTGTCGCATGTGTACTGTAATGTCTATATTCATTTGTATTAAAATGTCTACCTGAGTAGTCTACTCCATTACACTCTTCTATTGTTCCATCATCTGCATCCATTACTTGTTTTAGTCTTGCCATCGTCACGTTTGGTGGTGGTGTATACTTAAAAGTAGTGGGGTGTTGCAACACTTGTGTTGCTAATTTATCTAAAGTATTTAGTATTTCTCGATTGTTTATTAAAAGTTTTTTCATTTTTCATCTTTTTTCTCGCTTGGAGCTGTGACTGTTCGATAGTATATTACTACTTCTCCTAGTTGATTGATGTACCTTTTTAATTCTTGCATATCTTCTGACATGACTTTATAATCTCCAATGGTTGTCCCTACAAATAATACTTCTCCATTGTTTTGTTCTTTCATTTCGTCCAAGAACTGGTCTAGGTAGGTATAACCTTCTGGCCAATCTGGATTTTCTGTATCTTCTTTGAGACAAGTCTTTGGTCTTTTCATACTGCCATCATCTTGTACTCTTTTGATACAGGGGTTTGTAATTCTTGCATTTGATACTACCCACCACTGAGGAGCTGTAAGCTCTACTGGTCTTGGTAAATCAGGTTGCATGATGTCGATTTCAATTGGTTTTGATACTATCTCTACTTTCTTAGTAGGAAGTAAACTACAACTACTTATCGTCAGTGCTAGGCACAGTAAGCTCGTATAACTTTTCTGTATCATCTTCCATTCCCTCCATCACTTTTTCACTACCATTGTTGAACCTGTTAGTCATAAGACCAGGCTTTTTCAATGCTAGCATATCTAAATTGTGTCTGCTAAATATTGCAAGATACTCTGCTTTTTCAGCTTCTATTTCTGAGTTTCTTCTAGACATATTCATAAGAGACTTACCTTGTTTTTCATAAGACTCTCGCAGTGTGTCCATTGCCTCTTGCTGGGCTTGCACTGCATTTTCTAACTTGATATTGTTTTCTTTTAAGGTTTCATTCTGACTGTACAGAAAGTAGCATAGACCTCCTAATACAACTAATCCACCTATTGTTAATTGGTTCATAATTCTTGAATCCTGTAGTTAAGTCCATCAGCACCACTAATTTCTACTAGTTCTCCTTCTTCTGTGATGAATGATATAAACTTTGGTTGTTTTTTGATGAACTTCTTGACGATAAACTCTTGGTCGTCTGCGTCTCCCCAAGTAGCATTATAGCTCACTTTGAGACTATAATAAGTAATGAACAGGTTTTTAAACCAAAACCACCACTCACCTACTTTATCTAGAAACTTAGACATTGCTCCAGTCTTTTCCTTCATATAGTAAAGCTTCTGCTTCTCTTCTTCGGATTAGTCCTTCTAATACTTTACCACCTGCTTTGTTCCACCTTTTGATTTGAGCAGGTACACCAGCATGGTCGCTAGCGTTGATGACTTTCAACATAGTTGAAGCGCGAAGATTTCCATTACCTAGATTGAACACCCATGATACAATTGCATCGAATTGGCACTGAGAAAGTGGAACGGTTACGGCTGTGTTCACATAGTTTTCGTACTCCTCTATCTCATGTACTAACATCTCGTCTGCTTCTGCTTTAGTAATTACATCTCCTTCTTTGACATCTTTAATATGTCCATATCCGATAGTCCATACTCCAGCAGCGCACTTGTACGCTTCTGTCTCCATACCTTCGAATTTTTTGATTAGGGATAATCCCTCTATTGAAATTTGCATATTTTCTCCTATAGGTTGGGGAGCCGAAGCTCCCCTAATACATTCTGACAGTTTAAGTAAGTACTGTAACACTCTGCACCATTATGCCACCGAAGGCTATCACTAATGTATAATTAGCTACCATGTTGCAGAACTCTCCGTTCTCACATATACTATCACGAACTTTTGATAATGTTTTCATCAATTAATCTCCAAGATTTTCCTCTTGGAATCTGGAGTTCGTAACAGTCTGATTGTCAGCAATCCGTCTTGTAGACTTACTTCTTCTACTTGTAGGTCGGC